GATACTGAAATACACAATCCACAAGTGTTCACTGAACATAACATGGATGAGTTTATGGAGTACGAGCCAGGCGGTGGCGGTGGTACTGAGTTCGATGTATGTTGGGACTACTTCAAAGAAGAAGGCATAGTACCTAAGAAGTTTATTATGTTCACAGATGGTTACCCTTGGAACAGTTGGGGAGACGAGACATACTGTGATACATTGTTTATTGTGCATGGCGGAGGCTTCGGTGGTCAGATACCTGAGGCACCTTTCGGCATAACTGTGCCATACGAGAGAGAAGATTAATGATTAAGAGATACAACAAACTTACAGAAGCAGAGTTCTTACTGCTCAAAGGCACAGACAAGATGGCGGCTATGCTATCTAACAAGTATGTAGTTGATGACTATGATGTAGTTCATTACTTAGAGCAACATGCTATGGGACAGTTCTGTGTAATTATCAATGAGCGTGGGAAGTCTTGGATTATTTACTTCGAACAGTTGTCCGATGTACTGTATGCTGAACAATTCTTTGCACCAAAACAACCAGAGGCACCACCCATTCATACGATAAATATCGTTAATGAATAAACCAATTTGGTCCTGCAATGAGTGGGACCCACTAAAAGAAGTTATCATTGGCACAGCCAAAGACGCTAACATTCCATCACATGATCTCAGTCATCATGCGACTAACTATGCCAACCTAAGTGCTGAAGAATATGCACAAATGCCTAAGGGTAGATACCCAGAGAATGTGTACGAAGAAGCAGAAGAGGACTTGGAAGGACTAGTTGGTATACTAGAACAGTTTGGAGTTAAGGTACATAGACCCGATACAAGCGTCATAGACTTCACTAGCAACATATCAAATGGCTTATGGGACTCTACACAATACGAAGCATACTGTCCACGTGACAGCATAGCAGTGATAGGCGATACGATAATCGAAGGTGCTATGAGTTTGAGGGCTCGTTACCATGAGACATTCATGTTTAACGAACTATTTAAACAAAAGAGTATGCAAGGTGCTAGATGGTTGCCTATGCCCAAGCCTATGTTACGAGATGATTTGTACAAGATACAGCCAGGCAGAGACCCAAGTGTAAACAACAACGAACCTATACTAGATCCTGCTAACCTAATTAAGTTGGGTTATGACATACTGTATTTGATATCCAACACAGGTAATTCTCAAGGTGCCCAATGGTTACGAAACACTTTAGGCCCCGACTTTAGAGTACATGAAATGCATGACTTGTATAGTTGGGCTCATGTGGACAGTACAATAATGCCACTTAGACCCGGACTGGTAGTGTTAAATGCTAGTAGGGTAGATGAAGACAAAGTGCCTGCTGTATTTAAAAGTTGGGACAAGATTTGGTACACAGAAGAGATGTGTGTCGGACAGCCTTGTTTGGAAAACTATGCTCCAGCAAGTAGTTGGATTGGTATGAATGTTCTCAGTATTGATCCAGAACATGTATTGGTTCCTGATAACGAAGGACCGCTAATGGACGCAATGAAGAAGCATGGAGTAACCCCTATTCCAGTGCAGATGCGCCATATGAGAACACTAGCCGGTGGCCCACACTGCGTTAGTTGTGATTTAGTGCGTGAAGGAAAGTTAGAATCATATTGACATCAACTATAGTTGATAGTATAATATACGCATAATTTAAGGAAAGTTACGATGAAATACTTAGTACTTGGAGACATCCACAATGAATACAAGATGTTCATGGATGCCGTCCTATTTGCTAGAGAGCGAAATCTTCAAATCATCAGTTTAGGTGATGTAGTTGATTACGGCAAACATGCCAAAAGCACAGTGCATTTGGCTAGAACTATTGCTGTGGCTGAAGGTGCTAGATTCATCGAAGGCAACCACGACAACAAAATTGCACGTTACCTAAAAGGTAATGATGTAACTATCTCAGTTGGGATGAAGGAAACTATTGCTGACTTGGAAAGCGATGCTACTATGAAAAGTAACTTCGAATACCTACACAGTAATATGAAGTCTTATTTACAAGTCGGCGATACTTTTATGACACATGGTGCATTCGCCAAAGAGTTTTGGCAAGGGGATACAGATTCAAGTAAAGTCAAAAGTGCATACTTGTACGGTGAGGTAGACCCGGACTTGCCCATGATGGAATTCAGAGGAAACAAATATCCTCACAGAGTTTACGATTGGGTTGACCATGTACCAGCAGACAAAACTGTGATAGTTGGGCATGACCGAACTCCGTTATTGGCAGTACCTCACTTTGAAAGTACAGATAATATTGTTACACATCACACCGGTGCATTAGGTGGCAAAATTATTTGGATTGACACAGGTGGCGGCAAGGGTGGATTCGTAACTGGAGCCATACTAGATGACCAGGGTAAGTTCATAGAAACTGTGTCGTTTGAATAAACGGTTTTTGATCTAGGTCAAAAACAATACCGTTTTTATCACTTTATAACATAACTATACTATAAATATTATGGTATTAAAACTATACTTTATATGGAGAAAGTAAAAATGAGCAAGAAGACAGCAGAACAAGTATCAGAGAACGTTGAAGTTGAAGCAACAGCAGACGCTCCTGAAGTAACAGAACAAGAAGTTCAGACTCTAAGCCTAGCAGAACTAGATCAACTAGCACAAGTTATTGACCTAGCATCAAGCAGAGGTGCATTCAGAGGTGCTGAACTACAAACAGTTGGTGGGCTATACAACAAACTAGTATCGTTCCTATCAATGGTTAAAGCACAACAAGAAGCCGCCAGTGAAGCACAAGACACTGAGGCCACAGACGGAGAAGCGTAATGGCTAAAATGACAAAACATGTAGGCACATATGGTGAAAAACCTTGTGTCGTTGTGTTCAGGGAATTGCCCGAAGACGACAATAATGCATTAGTTATTTTAAGTGACTCACTTGAAGGTCAACTACACGATGACGTTATGTCAGTTGTTGATTCAATTGAAGCACAAGATAGCAATAACATTAGTGAAGTGTTCTTTAGACGTAGACTTACAGATGGAAGTAATATGTTAGAAGCACTACACACTAGAGGCAAACTAGTTAAAGCACCAGTGGAAATGGTTAAACTTGTCCCAGTTCCTAATCAACCTGTTGAACTAGCAGAGATTAATAAGGAATTGAGAAAGATTTCAAATGAATCTAACCCACCTTTAAAGACAGATGAGCAACCTGCTATACAGCCAGGTAGTATAGATGTTCCAGAAGGAGAAGATAAGGATCAAGTTGCAAATAATTTATTATCCCAAGCATCATTGTTAGAAGAAGATGCTAAAGCATTACTTACAGATGCTGACTTAAAGAGATCACAAGCATATGAAATTGCTCCAGATTTAAGACCTAAGAAAGGTCCAGGTAGACCATCAAAATCGTCTATCGATAAACTTTAAGATAAGTAACTAAGTATTGTAGGAGATAATATGTCGAATAATGACGTGAGGATAGTCTTGGTTGCTAAACACGGCAAGAACCAGAACTTTGAAAATTTGCTTAAAGAAGTCTTCCCTAGCGAGATTCCTGTTGATATGATTGATAGTATTATAATCGAATTCAAAGATGGGAATAGTGCTAAGTTAGACCATAGGGAATTATCCGATCCTTTACCTACGTCACCGGATAAAACATGGGCAACAATGATTAGTGCTTTCTCCAATGTGAAACAAATAAACATTATTGTCGATGTTCGAAAGGTCGAAAAAACTGTTGGTAACAATGTTGCTGACACTTTGGGAAAACATTTTGAATGATGAAGGTAGCAATAACGGGTCACAGTAGTGGTATTGGAGCAGAATTACTTTCTGTAATTGAGCTCACCGAACCTACATGGGAAGTCAAAGGCTTCTCTAAGGCAAACGGACACAATATAGCAACCAATGATGGTGATGATATTGTACAAGAGATACTAGACTATGACCCCGATGTGTTTTTCAACAACGCCTACTATCCAAAGATACAAAACAAAATACTAAAAAAACTATACGAAGCCTGGGGTGATAAGAGTAAGATTATTATCAACACAGGATCTATTAGCGGATATCTAAAAGACATATTACTTGATAGTGAGAGTGACTATGTTAATGATAAAAAGGATCTGGCAGACTTTTGTATACGAAACAGTTTCAACTATCCATGGTCTAATAAAACTAGACTACACAACATAAGTTTTGGCTTTGTGGAGACGCCTCTACTGACCAAAACTATCAAACCTGTAAACACATCCAACCTAATTCCTATAGAAGAATCAGCATTACTGATGATTGATATGATTGAAAAGAAAGACTACTATGTAGTTGAGCAAGTCATCAACTGTGCTTTTGACAGTGACGAAGAAATGCTGACACACTTCAACATAGCAACTCGTAACATGTTAAAGCATGTTGCACGATCAAACAGACACTCATAAAGTTCTTGACATCTACAGTATAAGATACTATAATGTATACTTAAATAGAGGTAAGAATGAAGAAGACAATAGTAACGGATATAGACGGAGTAGTGTTAGACTGGGAAGAAGGGTTTAGCATTTGGATGGAACATCATGGACACAAGAAGGTAGACGGTTACCAGTTCATGTACAAAATTGGAGATAGGTACGGCATCTCCAACAATCAAGGGCATAAGTTAATCAAGACTTTCAATGAGAGTGCGGCAATAGGATTCCTTCCTCCACTCAGAGATGCTCAGTACTTTGTTAAGAAGTTGCATGAGCAACACCAATACGACTTTGTTGCTCTAACTAGCCTTAGCCTAGACAAACATGCCCAAGCATTAAGGGAAAGAAACCTTAAGAAGCTCATGGGTACTGCATTCAGCAGGGTAATCTGCTTAGATACAGGTGCTGATAAGGACGAAGCATTAGCCAGACTAGCACAGAAATACAAGGGCTGTTATTGGGTCGAGGACAAGCCAGAGAACCTTACAGCGGGGTCTAAGGCCGGTTTCCAGGGCATTTTAATGGAGCATGGCCACAACATGAACGCTGAACACGACGGAATTGTAGTAAAGAATTGGGAAGAAATTTACAATATCGTTACAAAACAAGCAGTTACACCACCATATACCAGGTAGTTTTCTACCAAAAAAGGTTGACTTCTACCAGAAAAACCGGTATAATATATACATATTAAACAATAAAGGAACGAGAATTATGTCATTACAAGAAATCAAATTAGCAATTCGTAACGGAAACTTCAGTTTGTCAGAGCTGAACGAACTTAGTGCTTACACCAACACAATCAAAACTAGGTCCGCTAAGGATTCAATTAGTGTTGGCGATAAAGTGTTCGTAGTTCAAAAGACTAAAAGAACTTTAGGTATTGTTACCAAAGTAAACATTAAGAAGGCTATTGTAGACATGCGTGGTCGTTCTTATAGTGTTCCACTTTCAATGATTGAGGCGGCTTAAACAATGAAGAAGATGTATACTGGTGCTGAAGTAATTGCGTATGCGGTTGCAGTCGATGAATACCAAGGCGAGAAGTATGTCAAGTCTCATGAAGTAGACAAAGAGAAAGGCATCGAGTCCAACTTCAAACTTATGCTTGAAGCAATGCATAACCCAGAGAAGGCACGAGTGAAACTGGAGCCAGCTCACACAGAGCAGGCAGGAGTTATCGTGGACTACTTTGAAGGGTTAGTGTTCAAAGCAATGCAACGTAAACTTAGTGACTTTGAAACTAAGATCACTGAGCTAATCAAAGCCGATGATATCAACATCAATGGCAGAGATACTAGGCTACCTATCGTAGGCAGTTTGCCTGGAGTGTATCGTAACAACTTATCGCATGATACTTGGAGTGAGCAGGAACGTGCTCTTAGGAAGACATCCGAGTATGTAGGTGAGGTTGGTAAACGTTCTGAATTCTCAGGCACTATTGCTATGTCTAGGTACATGAATAGGACTCACAGCATGTTGGTTTCTGTTCTCACAGAAGATCAGAACATCATCAAGTTCTTTTATGACTTGTACCGTGGTGCAGACAAGAAGGACTTTGCTAAAGGCACTGAGCTTACTTTTACTGCTTCTGTTAAAAAGCAGGAAGTATCTAAGTTCAGCAAATGTAAAGAGACCTTTGTTAATAGGGTGACACTGCCTAAAGAAGATAAATAGTATTATAACTTTAGAACTAGACCTAATGTCTAGATCAGTTTTTTAACTGAATCGGAGTATAATATATGGCAGTCTTTATGAATGCCAAGGGCACCACTAATGCGGTTTACCAGATTGGTAAACGTGGTGGTAAAATCTTTGGCGGTGTATCTACACCAACTGCATCTGAGGTATCCACAGGTGACGTTTGGTTAGACAAATCAAATACAGCAACTAAAATAGCAATAGTCATTGGTGACTCTGTTACATGGAATAATATCCTAACAGCAGGATCTACTGCCGACAATCTGCCTGAAGGTTCAACAAACTTATATTATACTACGGCAAGAGCAAATGCCGCCATTGATGCCAAGTTGGCAACAGACGTAGTTATAGGCGGCAACCTTACAGTTAGTGGTACTACAACCACAATCAATACTGAAACATTAAATATCGAGGATAACATACTAGTCCTTAATAGTGGATTCACTGGGGCAGATAATACTGTTGATGCAGGTTTCGAAGTCAACAGAGGCAGTGAAACTAATGTTACATTAATATGGGACGAAAGCGAAGGCGAATGGACTTATGGTACAGAAACTGTAAGAGCGGGATCTTTCATTGGAGAGTTGAGTGGTGACGTTGTTGGTTCTATTAGACCAAACGGCGTACAAAATAATGTAACAGTAAGTGGTAACTTAGTAACAACTGGTGCCAATGTTATTGGATTAAGTACTAGTAGTGTATCCGAAGGTAGTAATCAATATTATACAGATACAAGAGCAAGAGCATCGATTAGTGCAACTGGCACAGGGCTAACGTACAATAACAGTACAGGTGTTATCAGTTACAGTATGCCTAACTTAACAGTTAATGACTTTGCTCTAACGGCATACAATGCCACTAATGATGTATGGGATGATGACGATAGCACGTTTGCTACAACGGGCAGAATCACAGACATGATTAACACTGAGATTGCTAATTCAACTACTGTTGTTCATACTACAGGCAATGAAACTGTAGCAGGTGTTAAGACATTTAGTTCAGCAATAGTCGGCAACTTAACCGGTGATGTAACAGGCGATGTAACAGGCGATGTTACAGGCACAGTCAGTGACATATCAAATCATGATACCGATACCTTAACAGAAGGTTCAAGCAATTTATATTATACTAACCCAAGAGCCAGAGCGGCAGTTAGTGTTACAGATGCATCAGGTCAACTAGCATACAATAGCAGTACTGGTGTTATATCATTTACAAGTGCAGGTGTTAGTGCGGCAGGTAGTACAACACAAGTACAATTTAATAACAGTGGATCGTTAAGTGCTGATGCTGGATTTACTTTTGCTAGTGACACAGTCACAGTAGGAGAGACAAAGAGCATAGCATTTAGTACGTTCACAAACTACGATGCAATTATTACATCTGCAGACTATGGCAGTGACTTAGGTAGTATTACTTCAGCCACAGATGCACAGGTTGACCAAGGATTCTTAGTTGAGGACAATGGCTTACCAGTGTTCCCAAGTTACAATGTAGCAACATTACCTAGCAGTTCTCCTGCAGGAGCAATGGTGTTTGTACCTAATGAGACTGGCGGCGCAGTGATGTGTTTCTTTGATGGGACTAATTGGCGTCGAATGACTGACAGAGCTATCGCTAGTTAAACCTTCCAACGTAGCATTAAACTTTTCCTAATATCATCTCCAACTACTGTAGGCGCACAATGCCAGCTGGTAATATGATTAGGTGTGACTAGCATACAGTTTGGGTAAAAAGGAACTGTTCTTACTAGTTCGAAATTATCTAAATTAGTTGCACTGTGTGGATGCATTGTTCCAGGATCTTGTCTAGCATCTACACTTAGATCATTGCCAGTATATTTGTATAACTTTGTGCCGTACTGTCGTAGACTAAGATCATCTGGTAAGTATATTTGTCCGCTGATAGTGAATGGTGTGTCGTAGAATGCATCTACATGTATATCATCAATAACCAGTTCTGAATTGTCTACCCAAAAAGTCGCTCCTGCAGGAACAACAGCGTCAACCTTAGCCTTATAGCCAAACTTATCACAAAATAACTTAAACATTTTAGTAGTAAGTTCTATATAATCTTCATCGTATTTGTTAAATACATACTCTACTCGCCCATGTTCAAGTGTCTTGTCTAGCGAGTTAAGTTGTTCAAAGTTTTGTACTTCTCTATAAAAATCAGGAGTAAATATTTCTGTGATATACATATGAGGCCATGGGTCTAACATTACTTCGGATTCTTTAATACGTTTTTCTATATGACTATATTGTTTTATAATATCCGTAAACATGATTCCTCCTCATTGGTTTATCTATAATTGGACTACTATGCCAACTGTGTTTTGTTCTAGGCATAAAGTACATAGTGTTTGCTATAAAAGGTACTTGGTCTATCAAGGTACAGTTTTCTCTTATTAAACTTACATCTAAGTTTGTAGGTATTTCGTCTGGCTTCCAAAATTGTGTACCGTATTCTTTAAGGCTATCATCTCTTGGCAAGTACAATCCGAACGTGATGTCGAACTTGTCGTAATCAACATGTACATCATTTATAGTAAACTGTTCACTGTCTTGCCATAGCCATGCACTTGCTTCGTAATCAGATTCCAATGCAAACTTATCTGCGATAGCACACTTAACATACTCGTCATTTATTACTTTATCAAATAACATCTGATAAACAGTATCACAGTTTATATCCTGCTGTAGTCTGCCCGGTACTTCTATGTCGTACATATCAGCGGGCCAATTATCTAGTAAGTTTGTGAGTAGTTCTGGGTGTAGGAAGTTATCTATAATTAATTTGTGACCATTAATTTGTGAATCTACTATGCGTTGTAGACTCCACTCTGTCCACTGATGTAACACAAAGTCATCTATGCTTTCTACCATGCCACTTTCAAGTAGTATTGGCAGTCTTGGAAACCAACTTTGTACATCTGTGAGACCATGCTCACAACTATTCATTAGTCCGCATACTTTACATTTGATGCGTGGGTAATCTGGATTGTATTCAGATGGGTGGAAAGGTATTCCGTTTTTGTCTCTAGCCATTAAACCTCTATTGATGCTTCAAATGTAAATGGGTCTTGATCCGGGAATTCTTCTACAAGTTGGTCAGAGATACTATTACCTTCTTCCTCAGTAATTTCCTCTTCTAAAATAATCTCGTGTATAAAGATAGCACCATCGTTATCTTCTTCTTGGTAGATCAGGACATCAACTTCTACTCTTTCTTTGTTTTCGATGTCTAGCCCTGTTACTATCTTTGAAGGAACAACACTCTGTACGATGTCGAAAAACTCGATTACATCATAGTCATCTAGTTCTTCTCTAGTATTAAATCTTACAAAATGTTTTACAAACATATTATTCCTTAATCTCCGCCTTTATTTTTACTTGTGCCTGCGTATAATCCGAACCATGCCGCTCCAGCACCTACGATAATACTTATCAATCCTGACTGCTCAAGGCTTGGACTTTCGAGTGACATGAACCATATGGTCGAGTAATACAATAAGAATATGTACACACTCAAAAATGCTCTTGGGAATATTCTCCAAGCATCTACGGCTTGTGCTAAATAAATCCACTTCTGCCATGGGTTTTGACTACTATCAACCTGCTTTGTGTCTACTTCTAGTTCGATCTGTATAGTCTTTTTTTCTATATCCGACATTCGTTTCTCCTAAAAATTTGTGTCTATACTGTATTTATCATTGACATTGCCTAAATAAGCATGTATAATACTTGCTTGTACATAAATATTTTCACAGACACAGAGGACAACATGGCATTTAATAAGACATTCAATTCAGAAGAAGTCGCGAGACTTAAAAGAGTTATCCAAGAAGGCGATCAAGTACTTTACGAAGTAGATGCATTAACAGTAGGACTAAGAGAGACTGTTAAAGCAATTGCAGAAGAAATGGATATCAAACCCGCAATTTTAAACAAGGCAATCAAGGTAGCACACAAGGCTAGTTTCGGTGATGAAAGTGATAAGTTCGATGAACTTGAAACAATCTTAGCCGCTGTTGGCAAAGATCATCTATAAGAAGGACAGTTAATGAGTTATGTTGATGCATGGCACGACCGGACTCGAGACATTGTTCATGTCTCCGAGCGAGTTGGTGGTAAAAGAGTACTAGTTACACATAAACCTATATACAATTTTTACTACAAAGATCCTAAAGGCACAGCAAGAAGTGTTTATGGCGATCCATTGACTGAAGTAAAATGTGCTAACAACAAAGACTTTAAGAAGAACTGTGCTATTAATAGACAGCACGGCTTGTTCGAGTCTGACATTAAGCCTTTAAACAAAACACTTGCTAAACACTATGAACGTGTTGAACAGCCTAAACTACACACAGCATTTTATGACATTGAGGTAGACTTCGATCCTACTAGAGGTTTTAGTAGTCCAGAGGATGCCTTTATGCCTATTACTGCTATCGGTGTGTACTTAGACTGGTTAGACACAATGGTTTGTTTGGCTGTTCCTCCTAAGACATTAACAATGGAACAAGCAGAAAGCATGGCAAAGAACATGCCTGAGGTAATTCTATTTAAAGATGAAGGTGAGATGCTTAAAGTATTCTTACAGTTGATAGATGATGCAGACATCATTAGTGGTTGGAACAGTGAAGGTTATGATATCCCTTATACAGTCAATAGAATTGTTAAGGTGCTTGGTAAAGCAGAGACTCGTAAGATGTGCTTATGGGATCAATTTCCTAAGCCAAGAACATATGATAACTTCGGCAGTGAGAGACAAAGTTATGACCTTATTGGTCGTGTACATTTGGATTACATGCAACTGTATAGAAAGTTTAACTATGAAGAACGTCACAGTTACAGACTAGACTTTATTGGCGAAGTAGAACTAGGTGAGAAGAAGGTAGCATACGAAGGCTCACTGGACAGACTTTACAATCATGACTTTGCTAAGTTCTTAGAATACAACATACAGGACGTTATGTTGATTGCAAACATGGACAAGAAGTTACAGTTCATTGACCTTGCTAATACTATTGCACATGACAACACTGTACTATTGTTTACCACAATGGGTGCTGTGGCAACTACTGAACAAGCAATCATTAACGAAGCACACAGACGTGGTGTAGTAGTTCCTGACAGACCTAGACAAAGCAAGGATAAGGTTAACACACAGGCGGCAGGTGCCTATGTTGCTTTCCCAAAGAAAGGATATCATGACTGGATAGGCAGTATGGATATCAACTCCCTATACCCCAGTGTGATTAGATCCTTGAACATGGGACAGGAAACAGTAGTAGGACAAATTAGACCAGACTTCACAGACGAAGAAATTAACAGCAAGATGAAACTTGAGAAGAGTTCATTTGCTGATGCTTGGTTAGGTAAGTTTGGTACTAACGAATATGAAAATGTAATGTCTAAAGACGTCAATCAAAAGATGACATTGGATATGGAAGACGGCACCACAGTAGAAGTTACTGGTGCAGATGTATACACATTAGTATTTGATAGTGGTCAACCATGGTGCATTAGTGCTAATGGCACACTGTTTAAAACAGATGTACAAGCAATTGTGCCTGGCTTACTAGAGCGTTGGTATGCAGAGCGTCAAGACTTACAGGCTAAGAAGAAGAAAGCAACGGACCCAGAACAGATTGCATTTTGGGATAAAAGACAGTTGGTTAAAAAGATTAATTTGAACTCGCTTTACGGAGCGATTCTAAATCCAGGATGTAGGTTCTTTGACAAGCGAATTGGACAAAGTACAACACTGACTGGTAGGCGGATCACCCGCCACATGGGAGCAAAGGTTAATGAAATGCTCACAGGAAATTACGATCATACAGGCGACACAATGATCTACGGTGACACTGACTCTGTATATTTCACCGCAACTCCAGCCTTGCCAGAGGATATGGATTTAGATATGGATGGAGCAATTAAACTGTATGATAGTATTAGTGACCAAGTTTCAGATACTTTCCCTCAGTACATGATGAAGGACTTTGGTTGCACACATGATAGAGGTGCAATCATTAAAGCAGGTAGAGAAGTAGTTGGTAGGTCCGGTGTGTTTATCACTAAGAAGCGTTATGCAATTATGTGTTTAGACATTGAAGGCTATCAGCCAGAGGGCGGTAAACTAAAAGTTATGGGAATGGATATCAAGCGAAGTGATACTCCAGAGTTCATACAAGACTTCTTAGAGGAATGCCTAAGCGATGCACTAAATGGTAGCACAGAAGATGAGGTCATTGCTAAGATTAAAGACTTCAAAGAAATGTTTAAGTCGCTGGAGCCTTGGAAGAAAGGTATGCCTAAACGTGCTAATAACATTACCAACTATACCAAGAAGTACAACAAACAAATAAAAGGTCCTGATGCTAATATGCGTTTGTATAAACTAGAGAAGTTGGCAGAAGAGGCAGAGAACAAAATGATTCCAGGTCATGTTAGAGCGGCTATCAATTGGAACAACTTGAAGTTTGCTAACAGCGACAACTATAGTTTGACTATTATGGATGGTGCTAAAGTTGTGGTGTGTAGGCTTAAAAATAATCCTATGAACTATACTAGTATTGCATATCCAACAGACGAACTTAACTTACCACAATGGTTTAAGGACTTGCCATTTGATGAAGATGCAATGGAAGGTGCAGTACTGGACAAGAAGATGCAAAATGTATTAGGCGTAATGGGTTGGGACTTATCTAGAGCTAACAATAGTGAAGTGATGGATGCGTTCTTTGAATTTTAATCGAAAAAAATGGATAGATTTATCTTGACTTTTCTAAATAGTAGTAGTATAATAAACGAAACAAGTTTCTTACGGAGGAAATAATGAGTAATAATTATATCAAAGACACACTAAAAGATGTTATTAGGCATACGCATGACCTAGGCATTTTTGAAATGGTCAAAATTAAAGGCACAACATCTCAGACTGAGATTGAGACTGTTGATGCAGACAAGACAGTTATTGTCAAAGGTACAACTAATAATCCTGTGGCTGACTTTGCGGATGCAACAGTTGGGTTAAGCAGAATGGGTGTACTAAAAAGTTTCTTACAGTATCCAGGATATGATACTGAAGGAGCAACTGTACAAGTGAACACACAAGAAAGGAATGGAGAACAGATTCCTACTGAAGTGCAATTTGTAAGTGAAGAAGGTGGCGATGCACATTATAGATTTATGTTAGCAGACGTTATCAATCAGCAACTTAAAGAGATTAAGTTCAAGGGTGCTGAGTTTGATGTAACAATCAATCCAGGCATTGATCCTATGAAGAACCTAGCATACTTTACTAGTGCGTTAGCGGCTTATGAACCTAACTTTATGCCTAAGACAGAAGGCGGAGCATTGTATTTTTACATTGGTGGACAAGGTAGCGACAGAACTAAGATCCTAATTGACAACAATGTTGAAGGCGAGATTACTACAGAATGGAATTGGCCCTTAGACATTGTGTTAAAGATTCTAAGACTAGGCAACAGTGCTATGGTCGATATGAGTTTTAATAATCAAGGACTGTTACAGATTACTGTGGACAGCGGAATGAGTAAGTTTACATACTTATTACCTGCAAGGAGTTAAGATGAGAGATCTATCCTCCAAACACAGCGATTACGCAACTTTCCTCCCGGCTGTTAGTGGCTTTATGACAGAGCTACTAGGCAGATGTAAGAGTGTGGATGGATATATTCCTGATGGTCGAGTACCTAAGGGCTTTGAACATGGCTTCGAAGGTATGAACTTCTTAGACAAAGAGAAAGGTTATTACTACTATAACAAGGGATTGTATAGTGCCGGTCATGCTTACTTGGACATTGAGAAGAGTAAGGTAATGGAACACATTATACAATGCCGAGACAGAACTAACACAACTATCGTAGGAGACTCAGGTGGTTTCCAGATTGGTAAAGGTGTTATTAAGTTTGACTGGGAAAACTTCTTTGAGAAGCCAGGTGATGTCGGATACAAAGGCGATGCTGATAAAGTTAGGGGCAAAATCCTTAACTGGTTAGAACACACAGCAGACTGGAGTATGACATTTGATGTTCCTAGTTGGGCATGTAAGCCAGGCTTTAGAGAGAAGACTGGACTACAGAACTTTGATGAGTGTTTGAAGTGTACTACATATAACTTAGATTGGTTTATGGATCACAGGCAAGGCAAGACAAAGTTCTTAAATGTATTGCAAGGAACTTATTGGGACGATGCAGAAGAATGGTATCAGAACGTTAAGGACTACGACACAGAAGGATGGGGCATGGGTGGTAACAATATCCGCGACATGCACATGGCACTGAAACGTATTATTACTTTGCGTGATGATAACAAACTACAAGACAGAGATTGGATTCACTTCCTAGGTACAAGTAAACTAGAGTGGGCAGTTATGCTTACAAGTATACAGCGACAACTTAGAGAGCATGTTAATCCAAACATCACTGTTAGTTTTGATTGTGCTAGTCCTTACATTAGTAGTGCTAATGGATTAGTGTACACAAGAAACAAAATTACAAGTGAACAAATGAGTTACATAATGGAGAAGTGTTTCGATAACAAAGCGAACTCACACTTTAGTCCGGGTAACTTGTCTGCTAATCCTTTCCCTTGGGAGAGTGAGATTGGTAGTAGACTTGTAACAGGTGATGTTAATTGGTATGCACCGGGTATGTTAAACAAGATCAACAAGGAAGGTAAAACTTCTTGGGACAGTTTCACATATGGTATGCTAATGGCACACAATGTTTACATGCATATTAGAGCAGTACAAGAAGCAAATAGTCTAGCAACTATTGAGTTTGAGAACTACAAGTTAGATTGGAGACAGTGGCAGAAGAAGGGTAAGAAACTTAATCAAGAAAGTTTATACACTCCTAGAAACTTGCTGATGTTTAATACATTTGTTGAAGAGTTGTTCCAAAGCGACAATCCTCACCAACTATTAGATGATGCACATGAGTTCCTAGATGATGTTAGCAATAACAAACATAAAGATGCTGACACTATGTTCCAGGCTAAGCCTTCAAGCATGTTCTTTGATGAAGAAGTAGAACAACAAGTAGAGGAAGAGTTTGATGCTATCCAAGAAGAAGCATTAAACGATTTAGTGGACGAACTGTAATGGTTGAATGGGTTAATAACAATGGTAAACGTGCCTTACTTATAGGCGTAGGAGGTATAGGTAGCAATGTATACCTTACTGAACTACGGAAGTATGGCTATGACGTAACAACTGTTGACAACACAAACCCAGCAGACCATACAAGCATTGACACAGTACAAGGTGTATTTGATGTTGCAGTGATATGTGTGCCTAACTTTTTGCACACTTACTTTGCAGATGAATGTGCATCTTTTTGTAAAGTTATTTTCATTGAGAAGCCTGGCTTGCCTAGTGCTGACCAATGGAATGCTTTATGTGACAAGCACCCTCACACTAAGTTTATCATGTGTAAGAACAACATGTACAGAGATACGTATGGTTTCTTAGATAACGTAGCACAGATAGAAGACATAACCAGCATTAAGATTAATTGGCTTAACAAGAACAGAGTACCTAATCCAGGCTACTGGAGTACAAACAGAAAGCAGTCGTGGGGAGGAGTTGCATTAGACTTGTTCCCACACTTGTATTGTCAAATGATTAGGCACTTTGGTAAGATACCACAGTTCACAAGAGTTAATCACTTAATGATGCAGAAGTGGAAACTAGAAGACTTGACTGGTTCGGACTACGGTGCTGTTAATGTAGATGGTGTGTATGATGTATGCGACTATGCCACAGAGAAATGGTTACTCAATGACAAGATAATTGTAGAAGTAAGTGCTAGTTGGAAAGAAGGTATTGATGATCAAAGCATTGTGGTGCAAACAACAGACAGTTCCTACAAGTGGGACTTCGGTTTATGTCCTGCAGAAGCGTATGGCACAATGATTGAAGAAGGTCAAACAGATGATTATGATGTACACAGAAACATTGACACATGGATACACAAACACTTAGAGGTTTATCATGAAGGTTAAACTGCTATACACCACAGGTAACAAAGACATCATCGAAGAGATATGGGATAAGCCTGAGCCAGAAGACAATGAGATAGAAGTAGAAAGTATACTGACGGGTATTTGTAGCAGTGACGTTGCAATGTACAACGGTACGTTTACTACACTACCTAAGGTTATACAAGGACATGAGTGTGTAGGCAGAGTAAGTAAGAAAGGCGCATTTGTAACTGGAGTCAAAGTAGGCGACTATGTTGCTACTAGAGGCGAGCCAGGCTTTGCAGACTACTACAATACTCCTGTCGGGAATTTTGTTAAAATATCTAAGCCAGAGCCTAAATATATACTAGAGCCAGTTGCATGTGGAATAAACATTGCCAAAAGTATTATGGAAGGCGACTTGCGTAAAAGCATTGCTATTATAGGCACAGGCTTTCTTGCAAGAGTTATATATGAATATTTGAAACATAGTGGATACACAGACTTTACAGTGTATGGCGGTGGCTTTAAAGACTATTGGAGCGATGCTAAAGGCGTAGAGTATTATCCTAACAAGGCACATCACTTAGACGCACATAAACGTAGAGAAGGATTTGACTACTTCATAGACTTAACTAGCAATCCACAGTATATGAGTGGTGGCTATGTAAAAACAAATGGAACGTATGTGGTTGGTGCTGAAAAGATTGTCGAGCAATTAGACTTTAGTAAGTTCTTATGGGAAGGCATTACAATTAAGTGTCCTAGTCCAAGGAACGATGGCTTCTTAGAATGTATGAAAGAAGCAGAAGCATTGGTTAAGCTCGGTAAGATTAAAGTAAATGATATGTGGGGAGAGTGTTACCACAGAGATAATGCCAAGGAAGCATTTGATAATAGAATAAACGGTAAAGAGTTACTAAGGAATTATATAACATGGGCAAAATAAAAGCACACAACGACTTTATTGTTGTTGTAGAAAAAGAAGCAGAAAAAGTTACAGGCGGTGGCATCATACTTTCAAGTGGTGCAGTTGATAAACCTATCACTGGTACAGTTATGTCAGTTGGTCCAGGTAGTTACAACAGCAAAGGTGAAAGAGAGCCACTTGGTATTAACGAAGGTGATGTTGTGTTCTTTATAAAGGATCACGGTGAACCATTAAAGATTGATGGTGTAAACTATTTGTTTATTAAAGCAAGTAGTGTAGTCGCTATACAAGGAGACTAGTATATGGCAACAGTAGAAGGCAGAGACAACTTTGGAGATGACCCTAAGTTCTTTATAGGTGTGGAAGTAGAACGTACTCCACTGTATGGTATGGAAACATTGTTTGTTATTGACAAACAAAATCCTAAAGAGATACTACAACGATGCCTAGAAAATACTATTGAGCATGTGTACTTAGGTTGTGCTAACAGTTTCCAACCTGGCGATGATGCAGAGGAATGGGAGGCATGGGACTATATTATTATGGAACTAATCAAAGCAGATGTGTGGGTAACACTAGACTTTGATAGTGGCTATGCCAATCACGAATGGATGCATGACAACGGCTGGAATGACTATGACAAGTTTGTTCCTATGATTGCAGTTAGACTGCCTAATGTTAAATTGTTTAACTACAATGCAACAGTCAAGTTAGATGATAGTTCTTTCAAAGGTACTAACTCAGGCGTATGGTGTCACAGTTTACATGACTTGCGAGACAGATCCAAGTACACCGACTGGGCCGATTACGTTGGCGACAAGGTAATTGATTGATTAATGTTGATTAGCACTACGGCAGATTACGACTTAGATAGTTTACACACTAGACTACATGCCGTACGAAACTACACTATAGATGTACATGTATCACATGCTTTCGAAGGCGGTGTGTTCTTTTCAATGGACCCAGATAAGAAGTGGGTAAAAGAACAAATAACATTTATAGATGCGTTACACGAACAATGTGCTAAAGCAGACTTCTCACCTGCTAGACTACACTTGCATTGGGGCAACTTAAATGCAACAGAACTATATCACAATTGGTGTGCTGTAAACAATCCTGTTGAACAGTTAGGTTCAGTTGGCTGTCTTAACATGCTACTACCACAAGTAGTAAAGAACACAGCATTTATAGAACATAATAAAACACCAACTAAATTATTCACATATCTTAATTCAGCACAACGTAAGCACAGAGAAGACGCTCTCAATTACATATACGAGAATGGCTTACTAGATATGTGTGAGTGGACATGGTTTAACGATTGGCATTACAATCTAAACGAACACTTTCATACACTAATACCAAAGAGTGCAGAAGGATTAGAATGGAAAGGCAAGCCAGTTGCTGATGTAGATGCATTTGCAATGAGCCCAGAGTTAATCGATATGCACACCAACACATGTTTTGATTTAATTGCAGAGACATTTTATCATCATGATGTGCATCACTACAGTAATCTAGCATACATGAATACTGTATATTTTACTGAAAAGACTTGGAGAGCGTTGATATTAAAAAGACCATTCTTATTAATAGGCAACAAAGATTCGCTAACACAATTAAAAGCATTAGGATTTAAAACATTCCCTATGCTGTTTGACGAATCATATGACACGTTAGACGATGATAAAAGACTTGGTCACGTTCTAGCACAACTTAACAGTTTTGATGTAGAAAGTATGTTTGCTAAGATAAACACAGCAGAAGTACAAGATATATTAGAACATAATTTACAACAAGCATTAAATTTATCACAAAAAATGGTTGACATTGAAAGCAAAATGTCATAAAATATACATATATGAAACTAAAATTAGAAGTAGAAATAGATACAAAAGAAGATCAGCAAGAGATTGATGACTTTATTGGACTAATTACTGAGTTCAGAGATCGACTACTTGCTCTACAAGATGGAGAGTGGGAAGATGATGATTGATATATTTCAAATAATTTTTGGAGTTGTTCTTATAATCATAATGGCAAAGGGTTGCTGGATTAGTAGTCAAATACTATCAGAGCGTTCTCAATTGAGGAAGTTCACTGGCGCATACTATGACTTTGAGATTAATGAAGAACTCAAAGAACGAGGGCTAACTCGACAAGAAGCATTAGATATTATCAATGGCGATAATGTTTAATTATAATGAAGGTAATTCCCTTCGAAACACTGAAGGTAAGACTTCATTAATATAGGAAGAAAAATGGCAACAGGTACAGTAAAATGGTTTGATGCAACTAAAGGCTTCGGATTTATTACACCAACAGAAGGTGGTAAGGATGTGTTTGCACATCACACTGCTATCCAAGGTGAAGGATTCAAAACTTTAGATGAGAACCAAGCAGTTACGTTTGACATTGTGGAAGGCGAAAAAGGTCCACAAGCATCAAACATAGTGTAACAAAAATAAGTGTAGTGACGAAAGTTGCTACACTTTTACTATTGGAGATAACATGAATAGAACAGATAGAAACTTTTTAAAAAACTTTAGTCCATTATTAATTGCCGCGGCAGTTATGGTGCTAATGTTATTTGCAAGTAATGTCAATGGAGCAGAACCTAAGCCGGCACAATGGCCTATGTGTAGTGCATGTCACGGAGCACAAGGACAAGGCGGAATTGGTCCAATGTTAGCAGGACAGACTGCAGAACAGATTATAAGTAAACTTAACACATACAAGAAAGGCGGAACAATAGGTCCACAAAGTGCAATGATGTGGGGCACTGCTAAGACTCTTTCAGATACAGACATTGACATGATTGCAAGGTATATCGAAAGTTTAAGTTTACAATTAGCGAGTAAATAATGGCAATATCAGATGAAATGAAAGAACAACTTGAAATGGTTATCCAATACGGTGACCAAGTCAAGGCAATGTACAAAGAACAAGATGATGTTGACTATGAGATTGCTGACTACGACGAAGCAGTTACACAACTGTTAGGTCACATGAATGAAATCATGGAAGCCATTGACGGAGGTTGGTAATGGAATATGCTATAGCAGGAATGATTTTTAGTTTACTGGTAGTTTGGATAGTAATAAAGAACAGAGACAAATGATGAGAAGTATTTGGGTAACATTTAGTAAAGAAGGCATACACAAGTATCCAGGTGCGGACACCGATCCTAAGTTAGCAACAGGCGACTGGGACGATGTGTCCTTTCTTGGTTTCCCACACAGACACATATTTCACTACAAAGTATGGATTGAAGTGTTTCACGATGACAGAGACATAGAATTTATACAGTTTAAAAGATGGTTAATACGTCTATATGACGGTGCCCTTGACATGGACTACAAGAGTTGTGAGATGATGGCAGACGACTTAGCGGAACAGATACAAGGTATGTATCCAGGTCGTTGGTTAAAGATTTCAGTAGCCGAAGATAATGAAAACGGTTGCGAAATGGAGTATCCAGTAGAAGAATTGGATAGTCCGGATTTTAGTGACACAGACGCAATAGCAGACGTGTTCGATAGTTTAAAATAAAGGAGAATAATATGAGTTCAGAAGTACATTTACAAATTAAAGCAATGATGGAAGAATACCTAGCAGAGAACGAAAAGTTTGATGTTAAAGGTGTAAAGGCATCGGCGGCTAGAGCAAGAAAGGCACTGGGTGAATTAGGCAAATTGTCTAAGACTAGACGTGCAGAAATCCAAGACAAAAAGAATAGCATGTAATGAAAGTATTTTTAGTTGAATTAGAACCAGTAGAAACTCGCTACACAGCTCAGTGGAAAACACATTTGCCTACGCAGATGCGTGAAGCAGGACTTGATGTAGAAGTTATTACAGGTCCCGCAGATGCTCCACAGGATACAACGCCTGGAGCATTCTTAAACTTTAGTGGGACTAACTATTGGAAAAGCGAACAGTTAAAGACTATAAGTCAAATGTTTGCTGATGGCAAAGTGCAAGATGGCGATTACTTCTTGTACACTGATGCTTGGAATCCAACGGTTCTTCAACTAAAATACATGGCAGAACTGCTAGGAGTCGATATCAAAATCGGTGGTATGTGGCATGCAGGTAGTTATGATCCGGCAGACTTTTTAGGTAGACTAATAGGTGATGCTAAGTGGGTTAGACTAGCAGAGGAGAGTATGTTCAATGTATTTGACAACAACTTCTTCGCCACAGACTTCCACATAGATTTGTTCTTAGACTCGTTCCCACATGTGGATAGAGATAAAATACATAGGGTTGGTTGGCCCATGGAGTATATGGAAGACACTTTGTTTGAATATAATATTCCTGCCAATAAAATGCCTATGGTTTTATTTCCACACAGGGTTGCACCTGAGAAACAAGTAGAAATATTTAAAGACTTAGGCACTTCAATACCAGAGGCACAGTTTGTGGTTGCACAAGAAAAGCAACTAACAAAAGATGAGTACCACATGTTATTGAGTAGAAGTAAGATTGTGTTTAGTGCTAATCAACAAGAGACACTAGGCATAAGTTGTTACGAAGGAGCGTTAGTTGGTGCGGCACCACTTGTTCCTAATAGGTTGAGTTACACAGAAATGTATGACTCTGCATTTAAGTATCCAAGTGAGTGGACAGAGGACTGGGACTCATACCTGGTACACAAAGATAAACTAGTAGAACATATTAGAACAATGCTAGGTGATCTAAATAACAGTGAGAAAATAGTAAAACAGGCTGAGACATTGAAACAAGATTTCTTTGGTGGGCAAGCCTTATATGAGATAATTCGAGGTAAGCAATTATGAGTAAAGAGAAATCAGTTGTAGTCACTGGAGGTAGTGGCTTTATAGGTAGCAATGTTTGTAAGACGTTTGTTGAAAGCGGTTGGAATGTTATTAACATTGACAAACGTAAAAGAGAAATGGAAGGTGTTACACAATATCCGTTTGAAGTGGATAACAAACAAGTACAAGGTATACTTAAACTAATTAAGCCTGACGTAGTTATTCATACAGCGGCTAACAACAGTGTGCCTGACAGTTTAGTAAACACTAGAACAACATACACAGACAACGTGTATGCCACAATTAGTCTGCTAAACAACTGTGTTGATGCAGGAATTAAAAACTTTATATTTGCATCAAGCAGTAGTGTATACGGAACAAGTATACATGAAGACGGGTCCTTTAAAGAGGCAGACCCAACTTCACCGATCAATCCATATGGCAGAACAAAAGTAATGTGTGAGAAAATTATACAAGACTATGCTACTACATATGGTATCAACTATACTAACCTAAGATTGTTTAATGTTGCAGGCAGTAACAATGGTAAGTTTGGTTATCAAAAGGATCCATTAAAACATGTCCTACCAATCCTTGTACAAGCAGGATTACTAGGTGAGACGTTTACAATTAATGGTAACGAATACCCAACAGCAGACGGCACAGCAGTTAGAGATTATACTCACGTTGTTGATGTAGCCAAAGCATTCCATAACACAGCCTACTTTATGTTAGACACAAGTCTTAGCGGCACAATCAACATTGGTAATAACAATCCTGCAAGTTTATTAGAACTTATTGCAGAGGTCGAAGCACAGTTAGAGAAGCCAATACACACATTAGTAACACAAGGCAGAGAAGGCGACATGGTACAAACTCATGCAGACATCACCGTTGCAGACACAGTACTAGGTTGGAAACCAGAGTTATCAACAGCAGATATTGTTGCTGATGAAATTAGATGGCAGAAAACAAAGTTAAAGAAATATTTATAATCACTTGACTTTGAATGCATTACAAGGTATAATTAAACAATGCAAGATACGAACAAACTATACGTTACAGACACAATGTTGAAGCAATACTTGTCAGAGATCACAAGACAAATTGCATTAGACAAGTGGTCACCTTCAGTTATTATTGGACCGAGCAGAGGCGGATTACAAATAGGAGTGATGCTTAGTCATTACTATGAAGTACCGTTTGTTCCATTACAGTGGCAAACATACACAGTAGATCCTGCAGGATCAGGTGGACAAGACCTAGAAGCAGTAGAAAATATCACACAAAAGTATGTGCATGATAATATCTTACTAGTAGATGACATCAACGATACCGGCAATACATTGCTCGGTATTACTAGTGCTATGGATAAGCAAGATTACTTTGCTGATATAAAAGTTGCTACTTTATTTAACAAAACAACATCTTCATATGAAGATGTAAACTATTATGCACATGAACTTACTCCGGACTATGATCCGTGGGTAGTGTTTCCTTTTGAAGAATGGTGGAAAATGTAATGAGAGAAGCAGTAATTAAAACTATCCCTAACTACAGTGATGGCAGTAAAGGACCAGATGTAGTCTACATGGTAGAATTATACATCAACAAACAACATTATGGCACAATGGATGTTAGACATAAAAGTATCTACTATGCGAATGATGTAGTAGAAAATTGGGAGAATGGAATCCTAGGAGAAAACAATGAGCACATTATCAAGCCTAACTAATCATTTAGAAGTACTAAAAGAAAAACATTTACTTTTGGACAAGAAATGCACAGAAGATTTTAAGAACCGCCTAAATAGTGATGAGTACAATGCAGAGAAGAAACAAAAGTTAATGCTCAAACAAGAGATAAATGCATTGGAACAAATCATTCAATTAAAGAAAAAACAAGAGGTATTAAACGAAGATGTCAACAAGTAATAAAATTAGAGCAAGATTAAAAGAAGCGGGTAAAAGATTTTGGGCAGGAGATAATATCTCTGATTATATGGAAGAAGGAGAGAAGCAACAACTTGTAGATGAGTTGGCTCCTAAGTTTGAAGAAGTATTACAGGGCCTTGTGATTGATACTGAGAACGATCCTAACAGTAATGGCACAGGCAAACGTCTTGCTAAGATGTACATCAACGAACTAATGTCTGGTAGGTATGAACCTATGCCGCCAGCAACAGCATTTCCTAATGATGGCGATGATAGATACGAAGGTATGCTTGTTGTGAGAAGTGAGCTAACAAGTATGTGTTCACATCATCACCAGATAGTTAGAGGTGTAGCATACATTGGTATTATTGCATCAGACAAACTAATTGGACTAAGCAAGTACACAAGAATTGCACAGTGGTGTGCTATGCGTGGAACACTGCAAGAAGAACTTGCTAACGACATTGCAAAAGAGATTGCAAAGGCAACTGGTACAAAGGACTTAGGCGTGTATGTACAAGCCACACACGGTTGCGTAGAGAATAGAGGTGTTAAAGCACACAGTTCACTAACTCAGACAACTGTACTAAAAGGTGCATTCAAAGAAGAAGGCAAAGTGCAGAAAGAGTTTATGGACAACATCAAACTACAACAGCAATTTGCAAATGGCAAAGGCTTATAGATGACTGGTCCAGACATTGTTGGGTTAATAGGTGTAACAATACTTATAGTAACCTATGCAATGTTGCAGTTTGATAGAATAGACCCTAAAGGATTTTGGTATAGTTTTAACAACATGATTGTTGCCGTACTTGTCACGGTAAGTTTACTGTATAGTTTTAACTTAGCAAGTATGGTTATAGAAGTATTTTGGTTTAGTCTAAGTGTGTACGGTATCTGGAATTATTATAGGAAGAGATAAATGGCTAAAGTACTTGTAACCGGACACATGTTAGGCATCGGTAAGTACATATATGATAAGTGTATTGCTAGTGGTCACACAGTTAAAGGTGTTGATATATTAGACGACACACGATGGGATCTATCATCTCCCGAAGATAGAGAATGGTTGTTAGAGCAGTATGGTCACTATGATGTATTTGTAAACAATGCATACGAGTTAGACTTAACAACTAAAACGAGTACACAAAATCAATTACTACAATTATTCTTAGATGCTTGGGCAGATACAAACAAGTATATTATTTCGATAGGTAGTACTGCTGGACTAAAGCGACCCCAAAAAGATATGAAGATGAAAAAGTATTCGCTTGATAAAGAACGTCATACAAAATTAATACACAAATGGAGAACAACTAAACCGAATGGTCCTAATCTTTGTAATTTTAATTTTGGTTTCTATAAAAAACCTGATAACGAAACTAAAACCATGATGCTAGGTCAAGCAGTAAGCGATTATGTTTCTCAACTAGACAGAGCAGATATGCATAACTTTGGTGATTACATTGTTAATTTACTCAATGACAGAGAGAGTATTTGGATAGATGAGATATATGTTGACCTACCTAACCAAGACAACAACAGAGCTAGATTCGTTAAGGATTACGGTATAGCATGAAGATAGTGATAACAGGGCACAAAACAGGACTAGGCGAGTATGTTAGCGATGCCATGGTTGCTCAAGGACATACAGTAAATGGTTATTCGCGTAGTACAGGATATGATATCAACGACGCAGATGTTAGAGATGCTATATTGTTAGAGAACTTAGATGCTGATGTATTTTTTAACAATGCATATGGCAGGATGCAAATTGACTTCGATGATATGCATAATCATTGGAAACGCGGTGAGAATGGTCAACTTAAACTATTAGAACAGTTTTGTGATGCTTGGAAAGGAAGGACTGATAAGTATATCCTACACTCAGGTAGCAAGATCGTGTATAAAAACATTCAAAGAATTAAACAAGCAAAAGCATACAGAATAGATAAAATGGATTGTACAGCATTAATTAAAACTTATACAGAAGGTCCTAATATATGTGACTTCAGTATGGGAATGTTTGACACACCTATGGCTGATTTATGGCCCGATTACTTTATCAGAGGTAAAGTAGAAGACTATGGAAAGACAATGGTTATGTTTATAAACAATAAAGAAATTATATGGCCCAAAGAAGCAGTGTTTGATAACCCTGGGCGTGTAGAATTTGGCCCTGTAGAACTTGCAAAGAGAGAAGGTTGGCTATGAAAATACTAATGATAGACGATACAACTACACTTAATATGGCCCTTAAAGATGCTTTTATACAGAAAGGATGGACGGTAACAGTAGCCAACACAGACTTAAACGACTCACAGAGCATATTAGATACTGGAAAATACGCAAATGATGTAGATATTTGCCTAAATAACATGTATACACCGTCTAATACACAAGAAAAGCACGGACAAGCCAGAATTTCTGATATTTTTCTTGACAAGTGGGACCTAAATAGTGTAAAATACATTATTAACATGATAGATATGAGTGCATTGATTAAAGCAGAAGATTACAAAGGCGATAAACAGTTCAGGCTTGACAACGTAATGTTTAATGCTATGACAACAGTGTTTAATGCTAGAGCAGATGGCCCTAATGTTTGCAATGCATATATGGATAGAGATAATATGATAGAAGCACATGTTAAATTGTTCTGTCATGTAATAGAAAATAGTATACAAGTATGGCCTAGCCAACTTGTGTTAAATAAACCGTTAGGAGATGTAGCATGATTGAGAAAAGAAAAAACTCGTTTGTAACAAGCAATGGTCTTGTGCCGGTTGATGTTATTTGTAACAAAATAGGACAAGGCAAGACAATTGATATGCTACAACAAATCTTTCCTAAACTAACAGATGAAGACATATTTGAAAGCATACATTTTTATGCAGAGAATACAATAATTCCTGATGCAGAAACACAAAACCTACTAGAAGTGTTGAACACAGGAACACCAGAAGAGATTGTCATTGAAGTAGTTAACTTGCATCAATCAGTATACGTGAAGTTGCTGGCTACAGGACACAGAGAATATCCTGAAGTAACAGACTTTGCAAAGTTAATGAATCAAGGACTAAGAATTTGTACGTTAGAAAATATTGAAGACTTTGAAGACAACAATATGCTAACAGAACCTTTACACTTATTGGTAAATGAGGCAATGCAAATAGCAGTGCCTGAAATAATTAATGACTTTGAATTAACTAAGGAAGACTTAGATTATACAGAGTTCGTAGCAAGAAGAGGTAGCAATGACGCTCAAGTATAGCGAAACATTTTACTCCGCACAAGGCGAAGGACAATACGTTGGTATCCCTAGTCTATGGATGCGTTTCTTTCTGTGCAATTTACAGTGCAACGGCTTTGGTCAGAAGGAACCTACTAATCCTGAGACATATGAGTTGCCGTACGAAACAATTGATATAACAAACATAGACAACGTGTTTGATTTACCTGTTTTTGATAAGGGTTGTGACAGCAGTTACACTTGGAGCAAACGCTACAAGCACCTTATTACCGATAAGACGGTAGAGGAGGCTGTAGACGAACTTACAGCCCTTCTGCCGCACGGTAACTTTATTCATCCTGCTACTGGACAAGCAACACACATGGTGTTTACTGGTGGCGAACCTATGCTGAAGAACACACAGCCTGGCATGATTAGTATCATAGAAGAGTTCAAACGTAGAAAGAACCAGCCTATGAATATTACTGTGGAAACAAATGGCACTAGACCTATCAGCGATGAGTTTGCTGAATACATACAACGTGAATACACTAACTGGATTGGCAGAGAATGGTACTGGAGTCTTAGTCCTAAACTATGGACTACTGCTGGTGAGAAGAATAAGAAAGCAATCAAGCCAGAAGTAATTGGTAGGTATGCTGAAGTTAGTCCAAATGGTCAGTTGAAGTTTGTAGTAAACGGAACTGATGAGAGTTGGCAAGAAGTAGAAGAACACACAAAAGCATTCAGAGATGCAGGATGTAACTTTCCTGTATGGATTATGGGTGTGGGTGGCACGTTTGAAGGACTTGTGCAAACAGAAGCCACTATAGCCGATGAGGCGATACAACGTGGATATAATTATACAAGTAGAGTGCATGTTCATATATATGGCAATGCAATAGGCAAATAACATGTATACATGCGATGTTTGTGGTAAGGCTGTGTTTAACATAGTATATCATACACCAGGGTATACACATAAATTTTGTGGTGCTGAATGTAGTTTAGCATATTACACAGAACTAAAGGAGAAAGAGAATGGCAAATAAAAAATTAATACCGTTCAGTTGGCTACCAGGTAGTTGGGGTCTTAAAGGTGAGACATTCGAAAGAGCGAAAATAGAATATGAGTTGCAAGGTCTTGAAAAAGATATAGCTCTTTCACACCTAGGACTAGAAACTGATGAAGATAAAGCAGTTGCAGAAGCAAAAGTATTGTTAGATGCTGAACAAATCACAAGCAGTGAACATGATAAAATGGTAGCATCAGCAACTAAGGCACCTTGGGTTGAAGTTAAGAAGATGGAAGTACACCCAGAAGATGTTAAACAAGGCTATATGGAACTAGATTGGAACGAAGAATTCGTTGCTATGCTACAAGAACAAGGCTATGTAGGTAAAAGCGATGAAGATGTTGTAAACAAATGGTTCAATGACATCTGCAGAACAGTATTGATGCAAGAGATCGAAGACACCGACTTTGGTATGGAGCAGATGGATGGCAGTGATGTTGTGAGAATGGCACCTACTCCAGTGGAGGAAGACAATGAGTGAGTCAACGGCAAAGACTAAGTTAGCCGCACTTGTTAACTCGCACATAGGTCCTAAGATAGCATCGTTTGTTAAGAGTTTATCAGATGATGAACTAATAGAACTGCTACAATCATTTAAAACCATGAATATTGATCTCATGAAAGACTTGACAAATGAAGCAGATTCGCGTAAAATACGCAGTAATAAATGGACAGAAGATAGTCCGTTCGATGCAATTATAGAAGATGGCTTTAGAGGAAACTAAATGAAATATTTACTTGTAGACAGTCTTAACATGTTTTTTAGAGCTAAACATGTAGGCGGCAGAGGTGCAGACATTGACACAAAGATAGGCATGGCTATGCATATTATGTTCAATAGTCTTGCAAAGTGTCACAGAGAGTTTGATGCAGATCATATTGTATTATGCTTGGAAGGACGTTCATGGCGTAAAGACTTCTATGAGCCTTATAAGAAGAACAGAAAGGTTACACAGGATCAACGTAGCCCACGTGAAGTAGAGGACGATGAGTTATACTTTGAAGCCTATGATGACATGTGTAAGTTCTTTGCAGAGAAGACTAACTGTAGTGTTATCCGTTGCGAGAAGGCAGAAGCAGATGACATGATTGCTTTATGGATACAAGATCATCCAGATGATGAGCATATGATTGTTAGCACAGACAGTGACTTCTATCAGTTAATGGCACCTAATGTACAGCAGTACAACGGCACAACGGATCAACTAGTATCCCTTGAAGGCTTTGTTGATGCTAAGACTGGTAAGCGAGTTATTGATAAGAAGACTAAAGAGGAGAAGGCATTGCCTAATCCAGAGTTTATATTGTTTGAGAAGTGTGTTAGAGGCGACAGTGCAGACAATGTGTTTAGTGCCTACCCTGGTGCTAGACTAAAAGGTAGTAAGAATAAAACTGGTATAACAGAAGCATTTGAAGATAGAAATAGTTCAGGCTTCAACTATAACAATTTTATGCTACAACGTTGGGTTGATCATAATGGTGATGAGCAACGAGTACGTGATTGTTTTGAAAGAAACAAGATACTCATTGACCTAACATTACAACCTGATGAGATTAAGGCACTCATTAGAGAACGTATTGCAGAGCAAACGCAGACAGAACAGATGCGTAATGTTGGCATACACTTTATGAAGTTCTGTGCTAAATGGAACTTGATGCGTATGAGTGAGAACCCCAATAACTATACGGCGATGTTGAATGGCCCCGCTAAGTGAGGATATAGACAAGATGTTAGAAGAGATTAAGAATCCATCTAAAGATCCTGTGTACATATACGAACGTGCGAATGGTAATATTTACAGACGAGAGTTTGGTTCTACGGAACGTGAGCAAATCGCCGGAACAGTTTACCCAAAAGGAGATGAAGAATGATTAAATTCAAAGAGCAAATTAAGTTACAAAAAATAAGTGAAGACGCATGGATTGTAAACGACAATGAAAAGCATGTAGGTATCCTACATAAAACAATCCAGGACAAGTACACTTATTTAGATAAGACTGAAACTATTCTGTTTGAGAATCAGGAAGAAGTACAACAGGCATTTAAGAACAAGTTTGTTTTTGAAGAGGGTACTGAACTAGATATCACACAGCCAGGTACATTCTACATCAAAGGCTTTGCTGTTGACTATCCTAATCCTGTACCAATTGACCAAGCACATCCAGACTACATGGAAGAGATTCCGTTGTTCGCTAAGACAGAGAACAGCACAGTTTACTATGCGGCAGGTTGGTATGCTATTAACTTTGAAAAAGGTTGGAAGCACGGTAACTGTCCTAAACTTAATACACTAATTACATATGGTTACGAAGGACCGTTTAAAACCAAAATGGAACTAAAGCAAAGACTTAAAGTGTTAAATAAGATTAAACGAAAAGTGCTTAACAAATAGTGTTAGAGATATTATTTTGGAGTTTATTCTTTGTTTCATGGGTATCATATGGTATGCATGTAGTTAAAGAATACATTAGAAATCATGTTGAATGAGGAGAAGAAAATGAGTATAGAACCAATGTTAAAAAAGCCAAGCCTATTTAGACGAACTGTATTCAGTCTAGTAAGTGGATGGAGGCGAGTAATGAGTGTTAAATATAATCCACTCAAATACATTCCTGATCCAAGTTTACAGACATACTTTATGTTAGTTCTGTTTACTATTTGGAGTGTGTGGTTCGGATTCCTAGCGGCAAACTACTTAGGTTGGTTTAATTATAATACTGTAGCAAGTATTATTGTTCACTTTGCAATCTTAGTGCCACTGGCTATGACTAATGCAATTTTTGTTGATGCAGAAAGAGATGGTCACAAATGGCTAAAAGAATGGAAAGAAGAGCAAAGTCGTTACAAGTTAGTTGTTAACAGACTTAAGACTAAGAACTTAACACTATGGGATCCTAGTAAGGAAGCATAATGGAAGACATTCTTTTAATTTTAGGAATAGGCTGTTTGATGATGTGCCCAATGATATTTGGTGCAATCACAATGGTCAAGTCTGTTGAAGCATCTAAGATGTGGTGGGAAGACTAATGTCTGACTTGGAGAAATTTGTTGCTAGAGTAAAGCAACTTAACGAACGAGAGGTAAGGGAAACGTCTTTTGATGTTCCTTTTTTAGTTCGTGTTATAAAAGAGATGGACAATCTTAGCAGTCCAGAACCAGAGACTGTGGTTTAC